TGAGGATCGCATGGCCAAAGGAAGAGTCGTGAACGTTCAGAACGACGTCATCCCTCTCACCATGAAGATGGACACCCTCATCAATGAGTTTGTGTCCTGCTTCATCACGGATGACATTGCAAACACGTTTGGTCCCCTTGACTATGACGAGCTTCTGTTTAGACAGAGTCGCCCCGCCCAACGCCGTATCCTCACTGCATCAGAATTTGATGACACTGAGAGAGCAACGCTCAATGGCTTCATGAAGAAGGAGCCAAAGCCTGACGCTGGCCACCCCCGGCCCATAGTTACCTATGAGGGGGACACTAAGGCCAAGTATTCGCAGTTTATGTATGCACTCGCAGACCACCTTAAGACCCAGGACTGGTATGCATTTGGCAAGACGCCCAAGCAAGTTGCCCATTCCATCATGGTCATGGCCGCCAACTCCCTACAAGCCACTTCAAGTGATGGCAGCAGATGGGACGGCCGTGTTAGCAACATCTTGAGGGAGCTGGAGACGAGAATCTTGTCTCGCTTCTTTGCGCGCCAGCACCAGGAGCAAGTGCACAAGCTCCACAAAAAGCAATACATGCGTAAGGTCCGTACGACCCTTGGAGTTGAATATGATCTCAAGTACTCTAGGGGTTCGGGTTCGCCCGAAACTTCAGTTTTCAACAGCATTGAGAACAAGTTCATTGACTTTGTAGCTCGCCGTCTTGAAGAAGATAGCGAACTCGCCAATCCCTGGAATGCCTATGAAGCCCAAGGCATATTCGGAGGTGATGATGGCGTGTCGTTTAACATGGACGCTAAGACATTGGTCGCAGCCGCAGCAAGCGTCGGCCAGTCTTATGCTTCGGAATCCCACGGTAGGGGTGACCCAATAAAGTTTCTTAGCCGAACCTATAGCCCCGCTATTTGGTTTGGGAGCTCAGACTCCGCATGCGACCTTGATAGATCGATGCGCAACTTTAATGCCACTACCCATTTGTCCGTACATGTTACTCCTGTCATGAAACTAGTTGAGAAATGCAGAGCTTATTCGCTAACCGATGCCAACACTCCGTTTATTGGCCCCTTTGTCACCGCTGTCATGGCTACTGCCGGTGATTTAGCGAATGTTGAAATTGAGGAGTTGCG